TCTCTTAGAGTAGTATATATAATATATATAACTACAGTTAGTATGAGACTCTTAGTCGTTTAGTATACGACTTCATGTGTACACAGGTACATTAGAAGGATACCCCCTAAGGGGTATCCGTACAGTATAGACACTAGGGCTTAGAAGCCCGGGAAGCCACGCATCATGCGGGGATCGATGCTTGCGATACCTCCGCTCATCTGAGGCATGCCAGTTGGCGGCATCGTCATGGGAACGCCACCACCCTTACGGGGGGCTGGCTGAGACACGAGAGCGCCAACGGGAGCCCCAGTGCGTGGATCAATATTGTTCCGCATGTCGGACGCGACCCGCATCTTGTCCATGCCTCTCTGCATCTCTTCTTGGGTCCTCGGAGGAGGCATACCTGCACCTTTACCCGGGGCACCCATCTGCTGAGCTGCCTGCATTGCCGCCATCCTCTGGTCCATACCAGCCGGAGGCATCTGACCCCGCCCGCCCTGCTGCTGGAACGCCTGCATCGCTGCGAGCATCTGAGGGTTAATCTGACCGGGTCCACCCGACGGACCTTGCTGCTGCGCCAAGAACTGTTGCGGACCCATGCCGGGAGGCATTTGGGTCTGCTGCATCCCGCCCTGATCTCGTTGGCGGTACTGGGACATTTGATCCATCATGCTCTGGTTTGGAGGCGCATTGCTTATGGGCCTGCCGTCCAGACCCATTGTGGCAGGTCGCGGGGTGAAGTTCATAGCGCTAAACTGCGCTCCACCCGGAACATCCATAACCGGAGGCATCATGCCACCACTCTGTTGAGCTGGCTGCGGCATACCGCCCTGCATACCAGCGCCCTTACCGCGCTGCTGCATCAAGGCCATAATGCCCTGAGGTGCCCGTTCACGAGGTATCTGCGGCATCTGAGGACGCTGTGGCATCTGTGGCTGTGGCCGCATGGACGATGCCCCACGCTGGCTCTGTGCTCCCATTCCCATCTTTGATCTCCAAAAGACTACGATGGCACTACCCTACACCAAGAAATGCCCTCTGTCACATGGGCTGGGTTGGAAATTATCAGGGAGCAAATGAGCACGGGGCCACCCGTGGGAATTTGTGAGCTGATAAATTCCAAGCATTAACAAATCCACACGGTTCAGTAACCGGACGGACAGGACATACCCATAGGGGGATGTCTTGTCTGTCCGGTTGTCACCACATCTCAGGATCATCGCTGGCTTCACCATCCTCTGATGGGGAAGCATGATCTAAAAGCGACATTTATGCCCTGATTCACTGGTCTAACCCCCGTGTTTTCGGAGACCCATGTCGTTTTTAGGACATTTCATACAAAAATATAGGGGGTGGGGGTGCAAAAACACAATTAAATCAACAAGATAGGGGTGCCTACTTGTATAACACGTTGATATTGTGGGGAAAATGTGGGGGTAGGGGTGTTTGAGGGGAATGTGGTGATCGTTTGAGGGGAACAACATGTACGTGCGTGGGGAGGGCGGCCATCGCAACAGGGGGGTTGGGGGTAGGTGGGGGTCGCCGTACCATCCATCCCCCGACGACCGGACCCCGATACCCCGCCACACTGCATGGGAGAGGCCTAGGAGCGCCATCTACCCATTGGCCTAGGTCACCCTAGCCGGGAACAGACATGACGCTCCAGCGCCTACTGTACGCAGCGCACAGCGATGAGGGGGGTAGGGGGGTGTTTTTCCCGGCCCTACCCTGTCAGCCCCAGCCTTGCCAGCCTGTCAGCGATGGATCGCTCGATGTCAGCCGTGCTGCGATCCGTTGTATCGTTCACCTCGATGCGGTCAGTGAAGATGCCAGCAGCCTTGCCCAGAAGCTCAGCGGCCCTGATCTTGGCTGACGAGGTGTCGGCGGACTTGAGCATCTCACGCAGCGTATTGATCGAGGCCTCAGCGTCAGAGACCATCAACATGCGCCGTTGATCCTCTTTTTCAGCATTCAGAGCCTGTACCCGTAGGGAAACGTTAGCCTGCGAGAACAGCCGGGATGCTGCGACCCTGACTGACTCATCCTGCATCCCCTGAGCGTCATAGGCATGCCTGTATGCAGCCGACAGTGACATGCCGGACACCACCGCCTCAGCGAAAGCCTCCTGCTTGGATGTCAGGCCCAGAAGCAGGTTCTTCCCTGACTTGCGTCTTGTCCCGGTAGGCGATGCACCCTTGGATGTTCCAACGCTCCCTCCAGTGGTTGGCTTTGCCTTTGGTGATGCCTGTGCAGTGTCTGTTCCTGCTACGACCGCAAGGTGTCGCTTCGCTCGGGACGGGCGCGAACCCTTGGCGGGCGTGGTGCCTGTCTCATCGTCTCCGGGGGTCTTCCGTGCCATCTGATCCATCCTTCGGTGCAGGCCACTAGGCCTGTGATCTGTGCCCCAGATGATACCACCCGATAGGACCAATTGCACCTGCCTGTCGCCTGCGGCTCGGGACACCCCAAGAGATCGGGCGTCATCCTTCACACAACCCATTGATATCACTGCACAATCTCAAAACGAATCACCCCACGAATCACCCCAGAAATCACCCTCTTTGGGCCAGCGCAGAACGAGGACCAAACCATACCAACACCACACCTGAGCAATACCAAGACAATACCAATCTGTGCTTTAATTATCACACACAGGCACCTATTGGCACTTATTTCACCTTATCGGCACTAAAGGCCTTCCGACCACTATTGACAGACAGTCTGTGCAAATGGCCTACATAGGGCGTACCCAGTGACCTAGTGAACGAGTGAGACGGGAAGCAGCCCGTGCCGATCCGGCCCCAGCTGCCCAGCCCAGCCCATCATAGCGCCACCCGGTGGGGGCGCACGAGCCAGAAGGCCCAAGTCGTAAGCGCGGATGACCGCCTGACCCACACGCTCCATCCGAGGTCAGTCCCTGTATTCAGGGGGAAACGCGCTGGCTATCAGGACACCTCAAACGCCGCAGTGATGCACCGGGCGAGGCCGGGAGAAACCAGAGCGACCCCCAAAAACTCAATTGAACAATTTGAGCATCCGGCCCTGCCGGGTGTTCTGGTGGTTCAATGAAGGAGAAAACCATGATCAGTGAAGCACAAGTGAATGAAGCCCACCGCCTTGCAGTCGCTCAGTCCGGGCCACGCAAGGGACGCCTGAAGGCCACATGCCCGCCGATGGGCACACTGGCTGCAGCGTACTGGCAGGGATGCATGATGGAGATCAACCCGTACAAAGTCAGCATCGCCCGCCTGATCTTCATGTCCCCGGAAGAGCGCCTGATGTTCGACACCGCGCAGGCCGTTGTCCGGGCGGTGGCGAGCAAGCGCAAAGCAGCGTGACCCTCTGGTGACCAGCCCTGCGGGGCTGGCATCCAGAAGGCCAACCAATCAATCAACTGAAGGAAAGACCCAATGCTCTATGTCGTTCTCAAGCTCAAGATGTCCCCCGAGGCTGTGGCCGAGGTCAACGCTCGCGGGTGGCGCAAGTCGGACGAAGGCGCAGCCTACATGCGGATGCGGTCGGCGAACGCCAGCAACCCCGATCTTGCCAGCCACGCTCTGGCCGCTGCGCTGATGGGACTGTACCACCACGGCCTGACGGTCGATGCACCGTCCATCGATGCCGTGTTCGATTACGACAACGGCGCACCCTACGACACGGGTGTGGTCCCCAGCTACCACTGCAAGGGCCTGCCATCGATGAGCGTGGGCGACATCATCATGGACAGCGTGTGCGCGTACCTTTGCTGCGACAACGGCTGGGTCAGACTGCCCCAGCATGCCGAGATCGCCATCGCGTCGATGGAAGCCCGCATCCGCGAACAGCGCCCCAACGCGCTGAACGCCGCCGCCTGACCTTTCGGTGACCGCCCCTGCGGGGGCGGCATCCAAAAGGCCAACGCAAACAAGGAGACCACGAAATGACTGCTTACTCGCTCTTCCACGGAGAGTTCTGGATCACCGATAGCGTGAGCCTTGATTGGATCAAGAATAACGCCATGACCTTTCACAAGTCGCGCTATGCGAAGGATGTGTTCATCCTTCCCCGCAACATCCAACCAACGCGCTGAACGCCGCCGCCTGACCCTCTGGTGTCTGGCCCTGAGGGGCCAGCATCCTGAGTGCCAGTGACCAACAATCAACCCTGAAAGGATAAACCATGAAACCCTACAACGGACACCGTTCGTGGAACGCGTGGAACGTCAGCCTGTGGCTGAATAATGACGAGGGACTGTATCGCTTCGCCAGCGACCTGATCCGCCGCCACGGCCCCAAGCGCGGGGCTGCAAAGGTCGGCTCTGCACTGGTGGGGCAGCGCACCCCAGATGGCGCTGTGTACAATCACCTGACCGTCAAGCTTGCCTTGGCAGATTGGACCTGATCATGACCTATTTCGAAAGCGCCGAGGGCGTCATGATCACCCGTGACCGCGCCTTTAAGGAACTGATCGATCACGGCATGAAGGACGAGATCGACGCCTTCATCCGGGACATGGGCGACCGCCAGCAGTACGCTGCGCGGGATGTACTGCAGTGGCTGGGGTACTGATCATGATCCGCAAGATGGAACTGTTCAAGACGCAGGACGATGCTGAGGCTGAGGGCCAGCGCTGTCTGGCCCTGCTTGGGCCGGGGTACGGGTACAGCTACACCGTGTGGCAGGACACTGCCGGGGTGTGGGTGCTGCAATCATCCCGCTACTCATCCTGCGACTGACCTACTGGTGACCAGCCCGGATGGGCTGGCATCCTGTGTGCCAGTGCAATCAATCAACCAATGGAGACCTATCATGTCGAAAATCGTCTACGCAGCCCGCACCATCGAACTGTCCCAGTATGGGCAGGCCAAGCCCGTTTCCCTTCCCGCCCAGCCCTTCTGAGGTGCGCCATGAACATCGATCAAATCCGCGAGAACATGCGCGTCCTGCAGGATGACATCCTGCACCTCGAGCGGTCGCTGCAGGGCATGGACCCCGACAGCCCCGAGGCTGAGAGCAAGGACCGCATCCTGAACGTCAAGTGGCGGCTGTTCTCTGAACAGAACGTCATGCTTGACCGCGCCGAATGCAACGCCGCCCGCGAGGCGGCAGAAGCCCGG